CCGTTCTTGCTTTATGAAAGTTAAATCCTCCCTGGTTGAATTACCTGACCTGCATTTTGAATCGCAGATGTTTATTACCCCAGGCAGAAGCGGCTCAGGCAAGGTAAGCGCTGAGAGAAGCATTGGAGTAAATGTTGCAGCCCTAGATTTCTCAGTGGCTACTGACCTATTGCGAACCCTGCATTCTTGGGAGGTAATCATTAGATCAGATAGAAAACTAACCCCACCTGCCCTAGTACCCAAGGAGCCAAGCATTGATGCTGAGGTGCAGGCAACAGTGGATTTCCACTGCTCCCACTTAGAATGGAGCCTAGCCCAGGAATGGGCGGTAGAATTTGCTGGTGAGGTTTACGGCCTCCACTCAAAAGGCAGATCAGCAGCAAAAAGATTTACAGAACAGGCAAGAAGGATTCCTTGCCCAACTGATGATTGCAAACGATTTGTTGTTATAGATGTTGAAAATCTTATGGATGATGTTACTTGCTTCGGATGTAAGCAGAGTTGGTCAGTGCTTAGGTTAATCGCCTTAGCAATGAGTAACCCTGATAGAAAGTTTTATTTAGATGTTGAAGCAATAGCGGCTTGGATGGGAACTACTGAAAGAACTGTTTACAACTTAATAAAAACCCATAAGGTAGAAAGGCGAGGTAGTTTGTATGATCTCTCTGCAATCATCAAAGCCAGAAACTCAACACTCTAATTTGCATAAGTTTTCACTTTTCTGTGTTACACTTGCGTTAGCAGATTTTACTATCTCTGCTAAAGCCCTAGCCAAATTGTCTAGGGTTTCTTTATTGGTTGGAAAAGTTATGAATGGAGAAACTGAGGATTTAAGCGAAATAGATGAAGCCCTTATTCATGCTTCTCGCACTCGTAACGATCCAGCCTTTACACATCGCCAGCGAGAAATAGTTAATAAGTTTATTGATGATCTATTAGATTCAAGATCAGAATTAACAAAATGTTAAACATCGTAATTAAGATCGGTGATGTAGCAACCGAAATATCTACTGATCAAAACTTATCATTTGATGCAATTGATTCAGTAATTAATCGTGCAGTGCAATCAACCCTGCAATCATATCTATCATTACCAACAGAGGATCGCCTTGCGCCTTATACGAATTACAGTGATATAGATGACGATGATGAGGATACAGAATGATCTGCAAAAATGCAGACATTGTAAATTAGATTTACCATTACATAGATTTCATAAAGATAGTAAAAAATCAAATGGTTTATATCATACTTGCAGGAGTTGTCGCAGTAAGTATCGCAGGCTTATTGATCTATCGGATGCTGAATATAAAAAGATTCTTGAATCGCAAAACAACCAATGCGCTATCTGTGGCACAGATGCTTCGGAATTTAAATTCTTATTAAATGTAGATCACGATTACAAAACACAAAAGATTCGTGGATTACTTTGCACCAATTGCAATATGGGATTAGGACACTTCAAAGATTCATTAAGTAATTTACATCGAGCATTGATGTACATAGCCAAGCACAATGATTAAGTTACCAAGACCTTGCGTTGATTGCCAAGTAGTTACTAGATCAGCAAGATGTGTTAGATGTCAAAGATTAAAAGATAAGCAAAGACCAACACCAACTCAGCGTGGTTACAACTATGCGTGGCAGAAACTATCGAGGGAGTTTCGTTCTGCTTATCCATATTGTTTTAAATGTGGTTCAACAAAAGATTTAACTACCGATCATATTGTTAGTAAGAAAAACGGCGGCCCATCTGTTTGGTCAAACCTACAAACTCTTTGCAGAATTTGTAATTCAATAAAAGGTTCTGGCTAACCCCCACCTAGGCATTATTGGGTACGGCCTATAAGTTCAGGCAGCGTGCGGGTATATACCCCGACGCCCTGACAACGCACATTTCCGAATTTTTCAATAGGGGGCATTTTGGTACAAATCGGACAGGATAAAAATGGCTGCAAAGCCAAATGAAATTAAACGGCGCAATGGAAATCCAGGCAAACAAAAACTTCCTGATCTAAATAAAGTTATTGCATTGCCAAGATTTTCTGCGCAGCCTCCTGAGCATTTGAGCGAAGTTGGTGCAACTCTTTGGCGTGAGGTTTTAAGCCTTGCTCCTTGGATTGCCAATACAGATGGCACGATACTTTTAGAACTTTGCGAAAAGATGGAATTGAAAAAACAAATTCAGGATCAACTAAAGCCTGAACAATTTATACTCTTTACCGATAAAGGCTATGCTTACCAAAATCCTTTATTTGGAATGTTGAGTACAGTGCAAGGTGATATTGTTAAAAACTTATCTTTGCTTGGATTAACTCCAAGTGATAGATCAAAACTGGGGGTTGCTGAAGTGAAGGCTCGTGGAAAACTAGAGGAACTTCTCCAGCAAAAACAAAATGCAACAAATTAATTCCTGGCCCCCACGCTGGCTAACTTCAGTTTCAGAAACAGAAATAGCCAATGGTGATGGCCCGCTGTATAGTCAATTTGCAGAGGCTGTTTGTAGAGTTACTAAAGATTCAATCGCTGCCCCTGCTGGTGAGTTATTAGTTTTGCGTGATTGGCAGAAAGAACTTTTAAACCACGCATTAGCCAGAAAAGAAAACGGCAGATTCAAACACCGCACTGCATTAATCGGGATGGCAAGAAAGAATGGCAAGTCAGCACTCGCTGCTAGCGTTGGTTTAGCAGGCTTAACTCTTGGTGGCAATGGTTCTGAAATTTACTCTTGCGCAGCCGACAGAGATCAAGCCCGAATCGTATTTGGAACTGCAAAGCGGATGGTTGAGTTAGACCCTGAACTATCTACAATGTTTACTCTTTACAAAGATGCAATTGAGTTTAAAGATAAGAATTCAGTTTATAGAGTTCTCTCTGCTGAGGCTTATACAAAAGAAGGATTAAACCCTTCTCCAATAATTATTTTTGATGAGGTTCACGCCCAGCCCAATAGAGAACTATGGGATGTAATGAGCCTTGCAGGTGGTGCTAGGCAAGATTCACTTCTCTTTGGCATCACTACTGCTGGAGTTAAAACTTCAACCAGTGGGCAAGATTCACTTTGCTACTCTCTCTACCAATACGGCCAGAGAATTGCTAAGGGTGAAAATGTTGATCCAAGTTTTTTCTTTGCTTGGTGGGAGCCGCAGAAACCAGAGGGTGATTATCGTGATCCGCAATTATGGCAAGAGGCTAATCCTGGTATTAGCGATATTGTTGATTTGGAGGATTTTGAATCGGCGGTATTACGAACTCCTGAAGCAGAATTTAGAACAAAGCGAATAAATTGTTTTGTTAGCACTCAAACTGCCTGGTTACCAACTGGCGCTTGGGAAGCAATCATAGATACAGAACGCCAAGATATTCCTGGTGAGGATGTAGTTTTAGCATTTGATGGAGCGTTCTCAAATGATTCAACTGCTTTAGTTGCTTGGTTCTTAGGTGGAGAGAAACCACATTTAAAAGTTGTTGGAATTTGGGAGAAGCCACACGATGCAGAGCAAGGTTGGTTTGTTCCAGTTGCTGAAGTTGAAAAAACAATAATAGATGTTTACCGAGATTCCAGATTCCAAGTTAGAGAAGTTGTATTCGATCCAGCAAGATGGCAACGAACCTTCATGGTGCTTGATGAGAACGGCTTACCAGTTGTTAGTTATCCAAACTCAGCGGAACGAATGGTGCCAGCAACACAAAAGTTTTACGAAGCCGTTGTTAATGGATCGTTTACTCACGATGGTGATGAACGCTTGGCCCGCCACATCACAAACTGCGTTACCAAACAATCCTCAAGAGGAGTAATGGTAGCCAAGGCTTCTAGCCGTCGAAAGGTCGATGCGGCTGTTGCCTCAATCTTTGGTTATGACCGAGCCACCCAGCCGCCCGAACCTAAAGCGCCTGTTAGTAAATACTTTTCTATTCAGGTTTAATCTAATTCATTATCGCATTTTGAATTAGGGCAATATAAACCTCTGGTAACACTGAAACGAATATCAGTTTTACATAGTGGGCATTTTAAAGTTTTCGCTGGCATCTATCACATCTCCAATCTGCATCTTTAAATGATGTTGTTGTCCAGAGCCAACAAGTTTCCATATTGCATTTTTCACACCAACTTAATTTACTGCTTTTCATTATTGATTCTCCCTGCTTCGCAAAGATCACCACTGCAATTATGGCACTGGCATCCTTGCTTTATTACTAAATGATTACAGCATTCCATTTGTACCTTCCTTGGTGATTAAGTATTTCCTAACCACTGCCTTAATTATACTTTTGACACTTTTTGCAATTACATAAATTGCAATTTATTACGCATAACAATTACATAGATTTAAAAGACACGCCACGATTTGACAAATGATTTCAACACTAAGGGGGAGTAATGAAAAAAATAAATCCTACTTTGTTAGTAGAAGTAGTTGGGGTTGCCTGCGTTGCAACAGGCTTAGCACTTATTTCAGTTCCAGCCGCATTAATCGTGGTTGGAAGTTTTTTAATATGGATTACAGAAAAGGCTAATTAATGAATTTATCAAGAGCATTGCGCCAGGCTGGTGAGAAGCGAACAACAAATCAATTTGTTGAACCACTAATCCCAGGCCGCCCTGCATACAGTTCACCAGCAGGAGTTGTAGTTTCATCTGAAACTGCGATCCGAATGAGTACTGTTTATGCCTGCGTTCGTTTGCTAGGCGATACAATTTCATCATTGCCAATGGGTGCCTATGTTCGCAGAGGCCGTAATCGAATTTCTTATGCCGCTGTTTATGGCGATGTTCCAGCCTGGGTTAATAAGCCAAATGCAGAATCAACTCGAATGGAATTCTTAGAGCAGGTTCTTGCTTCTTTAAACCTTCGTGGAAATGCTTACATACTTACAGTTCGTGATGATATGGGTGATGTTGTTGAACTTTATTGCATCAATCCTGAATCAGTAAGAATTGTTAGAAAAAGCCCTAACGAACCTTTAATTTATGAAGTAACTGTTAAGGAATACGATCCAGCGGGCGGAACTTATACTCAAGATTACAACCAGAAAGTAATGACCCTTACTCAAGATGAGTTATTACATATTCCACTATTTAAACTTCCTGGTTCATTCTATGGCTTAGGCCCAGTTGAAGCAGCAAGAATTACTATCGGTGCAGTTATGGCAGCCGATACTTATGCTGCATCTTATTTTGGAAATGCAGCAAACCCAGGCGGCATCATTGAAGTACCTGGTGAGATGACAGAGGAGCAAGCAACATCAATTGGCCGAGATTGGAATATCACTCACTCAGGCCCATATCGTGCAGGAAAGATTGGCGTGCTAACAGGTGGCGCACAATTTAAACCACTTGCACTAAATGCCCAAGATGCTCAGTTGTTAGATACACGCAGATTCGGACTTGAGGAAATCGCTAGATTATTCCGAGTTCCAATTTCACTTCTTGGCCATCCAGTTGCAGGTGCAATGAGTTTTGCCAGCGTTGAAGCGCAGAATCTTTCATTTGTACAACACTCACTTCGCCCATTGCTAGAAAGAATTGAGCAAGCGCTTTCATCATTACTACCTGAAAAAGATGGCTTTGTTAAATTTAATCTTGATGCGCTTCTGCGTGGAACAACCATTGAGCGCTACGATGCCTACACAAAAGGTTTGCGTGAAGGTTTCCTAAGCCTAAATGATGTTCGTGCAGTTGAGGATTTATCACCATTAGGCGAGGCAGGCGATCAATACAGAGTTCCTCTGCAAAACATTGATGCAGCCGATGCTAAAGATGTTGGCGTAAAGTTAAGAACAGAAATTGTTACTGCACTTATTCAGGTTGGATTTGATCCAGCCGCAGTTAATGCAGCAATTGGTTTACCTAAGATGAAGCACACTGGAGTTCCAAGTAGCCAGTTGCAACAGGTCGCATCAATTGATCCAGCCGATCCAAGCGCAGTTTATGAGGTTAAGAGCCGACAAATGCGCAACGATAATCAACAAACAGTAGTTAATGTGCCAGAGCCAACTGTAAATGTGGCTGCACCTAATGTAACTGTTGAACCAGCGATGGTAATGCTTGAATCACCAGAGGTAAATGTTGCAGCGCCTAATGTAAATGTTGAAGCGCCTAATGTTCAGGTAACAAACAACATTGAACAAAAGCGAGTTCGCAAGAAAGTTAAGCGTGATAAAGAAGGCCGCATCGATGAAATTATCGAGGAGTTTATAGAGGGGAATGAGTAATGGCAACTGGATTAAGCAATTACTTAGCAAACAAATTCCTTGATGCAGTAGGAAATGCAACTGCTTATTCAGCAACCAATGTTTATGTAAAACTACATATTGGCGATCCAGGTTCAGCAGGAACCACAAATCCTGCTACCGAAACAACTCGCAAATTAGTTTCCTTTAGCGCAGCCTCTACTGGTGGGCTAACTTCAGATGCAGATGTATCTTGGACTAATATTGCAGGTTCAGAGGATGCTACATTTTTCACTATTTGGGATAATTTAACAGCAGGCAATTTCTTATTCTCAGGAACTGTTGCAGGAAATGCCTACACTGCTGGAGATACTTTCACGATCCCAAGTGGTTCATTAACAGTTTCACTAACTTTAGCGAGTTAGTAAATGGCTCAGTTTGTCTTAGATTCATCTGAGTTAGATGTTGATGTTCTAGGGCCGATTACCTTCGCAACAGCAACGGCAAATCTAGGTTCATCCACAGCCAGCGCTACTGCGGAAATAACAAATGTAGTTTCAGCCTCTGCCAATTTGGGTGGGCTTGCTGCCAGTGTAGTTATACCAAGTGATGAAGTAATTTTAAGCCCAGCAGGTCAGCCTAATTATATTCAACCAAATTTCCCTGAAATTATTGAGCCTGTAAAAATAACAGTTTCAATAAAGACCGCAACTGCTAAAACAAAACTTGGCACGCTCTCCAGCAAATCAACATCTCGAATTGATTTTTCAATACTTGATGATGATGCCGAAGTTTTACTTCTAGTTTAGGAATTTATGCCATATTTAATATCTGATACGCAAAGTGATTGCCAAGGTTGGGCAACTGTAAAAGAGGAATCTGATGGTTCCTATACAACTATTGGCTGCCACACTTCAAAGCAAGATGCGATAGATCAGATGGTTGCAGTTTCAATTGCTGAAGGAATAGAGCCAGGCGGAGAAGTAAACACCAGAGCAGTTGATTTAAGTGTTCCTTCATTTATTCAAGAAAACGCAAAGCGTGGCCTTAAGTATTACAGTGAAGGTTTTGGGGGCGATGGTTTGGTACCAGCCACCATTGCAGCAGCAAGAGATATGGCTGCTGGAAAAATAACAGAACCAAAAGTAAGAAAGATGGCTCCCTGGTTTGCTCGCCATCAAGTTGATGGTAAAGCACCTTCAAACAGTAATCCATCCGATCCAGG